AAAAAGCTACGTACACACGCTGGTAGGCGCATGCACGTAGCGTACTATCCGTCGCGAAGATGATAGTGTACAGTTAAAGGAGCATATAGCTCCCCGTGCATTACTGCACTGGCACTAAGCCGTAGATAGTTTCGCCGCCGGTTTGGTTACCTGCTGCGTCTGTCTTGACTTTGGTCTTCCAATTGCCTCCGTCCCATGGCAAGAGTTGGCACTCTTCGCCGGTGGTAACGGTGTGTTCTGCGCGGAACTCGGCAAAGGTCATGCCCGAAGGCTTGCACTCTGCCCAAGTATTTTCCGCAGCGGGAATGGGCACATTGAAATCACGCACCATCAGTTGGTCAACAAAGACCAAGTTGGTGGTAAGCGTCTTGCGGTCGCGGCATTGGAAGGTAACTCCATGCGGCGTCACGCGAATAGGGGTGAGCTGTAGTTTAGCCATGTCCTATGATAGTGTTATAAGGGGGTTTCAGTAAGTGGACTATCCACTCACACAAGACCGGGGTGTTGTCATTGTAGGGTATACCCGGGGTTGTCTAAGTAGGGTGGTACTCGAAAGCATAATGCCGTAACTTGGCGCATGTTGGAGATGTACCCATACAACATGCACGTACTGGAGCAGTATCTCTTTACCTTCTACCATCAGGGCGGGGGGGATATTGTTATCATCACTACCCCGGTGGGTGAGTATATCACTGCTGATGTAGTAGACGAGAGCAGCCCAGACGACTGGCATGAGTTGTTAACTGGGGAGAACTCTGTTAAGTAGAAACTGTTACAGAACCATGAGTAAGTATTACACCGACCAGAGCATAAGGCGTAAGATCGATGCCTTACTAGAGATTAATGCATGTATCCAGGCTAATATGGGTACTAAGTCTATGTACGATATGCAAAACCCGCAAGCTGCTGAACAGATTTGGTTTCAGTTCTTGGTGGAGATTCGTAAGATGGACGAGGATTTTTACAATGCCATTGCTACCATAGAGGAGCGAGAGATGGTAACCAAGAAAATCTATAATAAGCGTAGGTTCCGGGAGACTGCTGAAGCAGACGTATAATTTTCCTATATTTCGGGGAAATAAAATGTCATGGAAATTGTCAAGCCCGGGATAGAGTATCGGCTGCACAACTTCAAGTCAGAAACTGAGTACCAGACAGTACGCTTCACGGAGAAGACAGCTACTGGTTTCAACCCAGGTACGACCAATGAGGAGGTTGTGAGTATGCTCATCGACCGTCTGTATGCATTACAGAACAAAAACTTTTCTGTAGAGAATCAGTGTTGCATCATCTTGCTTAAGCAGGTGAGGGTGCTGTTGAAGAAGCGCCTCAACCGTAAGATTGATCGCGTCAACAAATACCAAGAGAATGCAGCTGGAGATCAAAACAAGTAAGAAAAGTTTTACGCGTCATTACTTAGAACTTTTGAATGGTATCTTGAAGCTGACTCCACGTGAGTTAGATTCTTTGTTACTGTTCCTGGAGTACGACCAGGATATAGCATGCAGTATGCAAGCTCGCAAGCACGTAGCAGAAGCTATGAGCTTCAAGAGTGTTAGTGTACTGAACAACTATGTCAAGAGCCTGAAGGATAAGAAAGTCATTTACAAAGACGACCACGGGGTGTATCGTTACAATGACATTGTTAAACCGGATGGGAATCTTGAGTCGCTTACCTTCAAATTCGTCGTCACCGAAACTACTTTTCAATCTTGAGTATGAGATTGAAACACTCGACGTGCTGTTCAGCTTTGAGCTTACCATGTCAGCAGAGCTTGAGGACCGCGACATTCCGTACGACACCGAGATTACTATTGGCCCGAACCACTACTTCATAACCTACTACGTCTATGCCCCGGCCTAACAAACTAATGGAAGAGATAATCCAAGAGATTATTGAAGAGGATGGCGGCACGTATGAGGAAGTGGCGGAAGTAGTCATGAGTCAGTTTGCGTTTGTACGCAAGCACATGGAACACGGAGCATTCAGTCAAGTGCGCATGCCCTACCTGGGTAAGTTCTATGTCAAACCCAGCAGGCTATACCGATTGAACAATGCGGTTATTCAGAGAAGAAAGTTTTAAGGTTGTAGTAGATACAGAGCTAAAGCTCATACCAGAGTTCAAGGCTCTGATTACACGCGACCGCACTGCAGACAAGAAGCAGGCGGTAAAGGAGTTCAGTTACATCTACTTTTTCTATGACCACAAGTCCCCGTACTTCATATACCCGGAAGACGAGCGGCGCTTACGCGTGTCAACAGATACAGGACTAGGACAGAAATACAAGCCAGATGAAAAAGTCGAAGCAGCTATTAGAAAATATTTGGAGTTGTCAAAGACTCCCACCATCCAGTCTCTTACGTCTATCCGGGAAGGTCTTCTTACAAGCAGTAGGCTCATTACTTCTTTACGTGAGCGCATTGATGCTGCTCTTGCTGATCCTGATTTGGAGGACATCGACCCAGTTGTTAGGTCTGTCACGCGCATGCTTGAGATTGCCGAGAAGCTCCCAAAAGCTATTGACAGTATCACCACCCTGGAAGAGAAGGTCAAAAAAGACGAATCAAACGATACGCGTATTAAAGGTGGGGGTAAGAAAGGTATGTTTGAGGACTGATGCTAGCCAACACACAGGAATTCAGCCGAGCCGGTAAGCACTTTTTAGAGCACGGCTTTTACTGTGGAGACCCACAGGGCAGTGCTGCGTACTTTGAATACTGGGCTGAAGAGCTACGCCGCTGTACCGAGGGGTACAGTGTAGGTGACGTAACCATCACCGGTCACCACTACTTCTATCTGAACTACGTACAGATAAAGCTGACTGACAAGGGTAACAAAAAGATTGTTTCCTTCCCCAACTTCTGGGACGGGGACTATGAATACTTCTGGTTGCAAGAGATAGCCCGTAACGGGATCGACCCAGTTGATTACGAAAGGTTGAACCTGTCGACATTCGTAGACAAGGCCCATATGGATGGCAGCCGTCATTTGATTGTAGGTAAAGCACGGCGTAAGGGATTCTCGTATAAGAATGCTGCACTGGTAACGAACACGTTCAACACTGAACGTAATAGCTATACCCTGCTGTGCGCGTTTGACAAGAAGTATCTGTACCCTAAAGGTATCATGGCAATGGTTACAGATAACATGAACTTCCTAAATGAGCACACCGGTTGGGCTAAGCGGCGCCAAGTCGTAGACAAGCAGAACCACAGACGTGGCAGCTACTTAGAGTACATGTCCGGCCAGCAGGTGGAGAAAGGCTACAAGTCTGAAGTAGAGGCAATTACATTTAAAGACAATCCAGATGCTGCCCGTGGTAAAGATGCATCTATTGTCATCTTTGAAGAGTGCGGGGCTTTTGACAATCTTAAAGCCTCCTACCTGGCAACTAAACCTACGGTAGAGGATGGTGGTATCACTACGGGGCAGATGATTCTTTTCGGTACAGGGGGTGATATGGCTGGGGGTACCATAGACTTTGAGAGTATGTTCTATAACCCTGAGGCATACAACCTGCTACCGATTACTAATATCTGGGACGAGGGCGCAGATCATACCACATGTGGGTATTTTTTCCCGGCTTATAAAAACAAGATTGGGCACATGGATGCTAGCGGCAATAGCGATGTTGCTGGAGCGAGACAGTCTGAAGAAGCCAAGCGTGAGCAGATTAAACGCGATGCCAAAGATGCAGGCGTATTAGATAAGCATATTACTGAGTATCCTTTTACACCTAAGGAGGCTTTCTTACAGCACTCTAGTAACATCTTTCCTACTGCTACTCTTATGGATTGGCGAAACGAGCTTATGCGTAGCGGTATGTTTAAGTCACTCGCAGTAGCAGGTCACCTCATCCAAGGCAAGGACGGCGTAAAGCTCAAGCCCGACGACCGCCTACGACCAGTGCTTAAGTTTCCTGTACAACGTGGGGACGATACTACAGGTTGTGTAGTCATGTATCAGTCGCCGTACAAGGAGAATGGAGAGGTGCCACGGGACTTGTACATCATTGCGCATGACCCGTATGCCCAGGATGGCAGGGGGCAGTCGTTGGGTGCGGCATACGTTATAAAACGTGTTAATGCGCTTAGTCAGCCCGACGATATGATCGTGGCTTCTTATATCGGTAGGCCTGATACGCAGGATGAATACAACAATACACTATTTTTGTTGGCAAAGTATTATAATGCTCGCATAGGATTTGAGAATGACCGGGGCGAAGTGATACCATTTGCAAAGCGT